TATTGCGTCGGCGCCTGGTAGATCTGCGCCTCGGTGGCCGTGGCGCCGTTGGCGATCTGCTGCTGAGCGGCGCCGACCGCCTTCTCCCGGTCGGCAAGGTTCCGGCGCATCACAACCAGACGCGCCTCGGTGGCCCTGATCGCTGCCTGCGTGTCGGGCGACGGCTGCTTCATGGCCACAACCTGCGCTGTCACAGCCTCGATTTCGCTGCGGAAAGCGGCCGTCAACACGCCGTCGGTCTGCGTCTTGACCGCGGCGACCTCAAGGCGCGTGGCTTCGGCAACACTGGCGAGAGCGTCGAGGCGCCGGTTCTGCTGCCCCTGCATCAACCACTGCCCGCCGACGCTGACCCCGGTCGCGGCGATGAGCGCAACCGCGGCGATGAGCGCGACCACGATCGTGTCCATCAGTCGGCTTGTTCGTCGAGCTGCTTGTCCACGCGCGCCTCAACAGCGTCCAACGACTCCTCCGACAGCGTCACCTCACCGACCACCGGCGCGGCGGCCGGCGGGTACTCCACGCCCCACACGTCCGGGTCGCCGCTGGACGTGAACACGCCGCCCTGATTGGACAGGTTGCCCAGCAGCAGCGCCTGATGCGCCTGGGCGTTGGTGATCGGGCCGTTTCCGGGGCCCGGGATGGACGCGTCGTCGACCCACTCGGCCCTGACCTTGCGTCGCAGCATGCCGTCACACAGCCACACCTGGGCAGGGTCGTCCGCATCGCTGAACCGAACCAGCATCTGAGCCATGTCGTTACCTCCGTCTGGGTTGACGCCATTGAGCAGGGCCATGAAGTAGTCCCACGGGAAGTTTGGTCCCGGATCGGTGTGGCTCGTGACGCCGAACGCCAGGCGCAGGTCGTTGTGCGACGTGACACCCGGCCTAAACGCCTTGAGCTCTGCGATCGACCGGCGCACGAGCGGAATGCCGTACCGGGCCGCGTCGGCACGGATGATGGGCGCGATCTGGCCGAGCATCGCCACGCCGAAATCGTCGAGCCACTGCTCGCGGGTCTGCGACGCGAAGCCCGCCAACTCCCAGTTGATCCCACGATTGTTGCCAGCGCGGTTGCCCACGGTGTACGCGGTGTCGGCCAGCCGCACGCACTGCACAACCGAGTTCGAGTCGGCGCAGTAGTGCGCGCTGACTACCCGATCATCAGGCAGAGTGGCGAAGTAGTTGGCTACGTTCTCGGCGGTGGTGGGGAGTTCGTGGGCTTCCATGTCGTGAATCACGACCCACAACGGCGGACCGTCGGGTCGGCCGGGCTGGTAGCGCTTGGCCTGCACGAACGGCAGCCCGGGGTGGTCTGTGCTCATTACGCACGCTCGCCGATGAGCTGGAAGGCGGTACCGGCCACGAAGTTGCCGGCGGTCGGCAGGAACGTCAGCGAGGTGTACGGGCCGGCCGCGAGGAATACACCGCCACCATTCGCCAATACACGTAGAGAAACGTTGGCGATCGCCCTGAACAGGTAGTTGATTCCAGCGGTCGACAGGACCGAATCCCAGTTGGGGAAGTCGACTTCACCCACGGCGAAATAGCCCGCACCTGTGCCAGTACCGGGCGTGTAGCCGATGAACTGGGCAGTGTTGCCGGCTGTCGCAAAGGGAGTCTCGGTCGCGCCGTCCTGCTCGGTGAACGCGGTCCCATACACCGCTGCCGCCGATCCGTTGATCCGCATCAGCGTGGTTGTGTGTGAAGCGCCGGTGTCGCCCCGGGCCAGATATTCGACGTGCAGCGACCGCAGCGTCGTCGGGATACCGGAGAACGTGATCGACGGCTCAGCGCCGGTGCAGACGTGCCGGTCCCGGTAGGGTAGCCGTGCCGTGAGCAGCGCCTCCGCTGCGGCGAGGCGAGCGTCAAGCCCAGCCACCGTCGCCTCGGTGTCCAGCGCCAGATTCTCGCCGAGGATCGCGCCGTTGGGCGGGTCGGACAGGCCCTGGTAGCGCCAGGCGAAAACTGGGGTTGTCGCCAACGGGTCCTCCTCGATTAACCGATCGTGCTATTTCGATAGGTAGCGGTGGTCTGTCACGCTCGGGGGCATGACCGCAACCCGGAGGTTCGTGGCACTCGTGCTGCTCGGCGCGCTCGTGGGTGGATGCTCAGCGGCCTCGGCTTCGCCCATCCCTCGGTCGCCGACAACGGTCACGCCGCTGCGCTACGTCGTGGCGGGAGACGCGGAGTTCCGATCCGAGGTGTGGGCGATCCTCGACGCGGGGTGGACGCCCGAGCTCGTCGTACTGGCCGAGAGCGGCCCAGTCGACTTCTTCATCTGGCTCGGCGATCCGGTCGAGACGATTTCGCGGTGCGGCATTCCCGCATGCTCGGGCGGTAACGCGGTCGTGATCGACAAGGATCGGTGGTTCAACGGGCGCTACAACAAGCCGCCGGACATGATCCCCGCCGTGTGGCGCCGGTTCGTCATCAACCATGAGGTCGGCCACCAGTTGGGTATCCCCGACGACGTCGGTCCGTGCAGCGTCATGAACCCGGAAGTCTGCACTGGCGTATGGCCGATCATGCCCGACGATTACGTACGGGCATGGGCGCGAGACAATCTCGCCGCCCCCCGGTGGCCGAACGGGAACGTTGGCAACGCTAAAGCTTGAAAACGGTCAGCGTGCGACGGTGGAAGTCGACGTTGGCTGAGGCCCCGGCCAGCGTGCGGTACTTCATCGTGATGGTCGTGTCGCCGGGCGTGAGGCCACCGAATACTGCCTGAGTGGTCGTCGACGTAACCAACACCGGCGTGTTTGTGCCGGCAGACGTAGAGAGAGTCAGAGTGTTCGAACCGACGAGCGGGTCGACCGCCTCGCTCGGCGATCGCGTGTTAGCCCCCGCGAACTCGACGTCGAACCGACCGCCGTGCGTCGTCGTGGCGGCGGTGGCGGCGATCCACTGGATCTGTGCGGTCGCGATGATCAGGATCCGCCCGCTAGGACCTACCGGCACCGTCACCCGCGGCCCCACCGTGGCGAGGTCGGTGTAGGTCGCGCTACCCGTGGCCTCGCCGGCGAGGATGAAGTCGGTGTAGATCTGGCTGTTAAGCAGCGACACCGCATCTGTCGCGTCAGCCGTGTTGGGGATCACGATCCGGCCGTCGATATACATGGTCTTCGCCGGCCCACCGACGGACATGATGCCAACCACGGCACCGGGCACCAGCAGCGTCATTTCGCCGACGCCCTTTAGGGGAAGATTCGCCAGCACCGTCCCGCCGACCAGCACCGTGTTCTCGAGCGTGACCTGGTCGAAGGTGACGATCACACCCTGACGGAAGCGCACGTCCTGGCTCGGCGGCTCGGGCGCGGCGGCGAACAGATCGGCTAGGTCGTCGTTCAACTAGGACACCCCCAGCAACACGACAGTCTGTTCCCTCGTCGTCGCCGTCATTGGCGCCGAGGCGACCAGCGGGATCGTGATGCGCTCGATGATGTGCTTCTCGACGCCGTGGCGGTTGCTGTAACGGATCCGGATCGGATCCCACGGCTCCAACGCCGGGTTCGGCACCGCCGTGAAGTCGACCGAGTACGGCAGGCCCAATTGCTTACGCAGCATCGAACTCGCCGCAGACGCGGCCTGGGTGTCGTTGGTTATGAACGGCGAACTGAAGAACCGCGGCACCGGACCGAACGCGCCGTGAAAGTACGTCGGCGACAGCGGGTTGTTATCGACCACCACCGCACGTGCCGGCGTCTGCGTGTCGGTCGCCTCCCCGAACGCGACCACCGCGTTGTACACCCGATCACGGGTCAACTGCCGCGCCATCGAGACGAGCACCCCGCCCTGGCCGGAGTCCACATCGAACACCGGAGAGTCGGTGGTGGGCTGCTCGCGGATGACGAGGATGCCGCGGTGGTCCCAGTACCAGATCTTCCCTAGCGACGTAACGAGGTCGTTGAGGAAGCCGTAGCGGTCCTCTTCGGCGATCAGGTCCCGGCCGAGCGTGTCGGTGTCCCCGCCGTCGGTCCATTCGATCGTCGCCGACGGCCAAACCTCGGTGACGAGTTCTTCGACCACGCTGCCGTACGTTCGCGCCGCGAGGAACTGCACCGGGGCCAGGAGTCTGCCGTCGACCAGGCCAGCCATCCGGTCCTTGCCGACGATACGGATAGGGCCGTCTGGTGCCGAGTCCTGGGCCGGGCCTTGGATTCGGTAGTAGCCGAGACTTACCCACTCGGTGGTGCCGTTACCAAAGATCACGGCTCGACGAACGAAGACCTCGTTGCCGTACGGAGCCAAGGTCAGGTTCCCGTGCGTGGGCCACATCGCGGTGCCGTTGGTGACCAGGTCCAACGTCGCGCGCACATCCGAGTGGGCGTCGGCGATGACGTCGCCGGAGAGGATCGGGATCTCGATGCCGTCCGGGTCGGTGCCCGTGGCGAACTGGGTAACCACCCGGGCGTCGGCCGTCATCGTGTGGGAGCCGCGCAATGTGCGCAAAAAGGCGTCAGACACGGGGCGGATTGGACTCACCGCCTCGCATCAATTACAGAAGTCGCTCAGGCCCCGCCGCCGTGCAGTCGTTGACCCGCCCCGTCGAAGCGCCAATGGCACGAGACACAAAGCGGGATGTAGTGATCTGGTTTCAGGCTGTACCTACATCCCCGCCTGTCAACCAGATCCTGCGGATCCGCCTTGTCGTAAGCCCAGTGCGCGGCCCGCTCACCGCAATGGAGACAAGCGTGTCCTCTGACCGGACCATGACGAGCCGCCGCACGGCGATGGGCGGCGGTGTACCCCGCGGACCCACCCTTCCATCGCGGATGACTCTCGGCCGGAGACCCGGCAATCCACCCGCCGTGATCAACGTGATTTGGGTCCCCGTGCTTATACCACCGCTGGTAGTGCATGATGCAGTAACCGCTACTGCGATGCTTGCGTTCGCAGCCAGGAACCGCACAGGGGGGACGACCGGTCTTTATCGGGGCCGTGCCGACGCTCCCGGTTTTGCGCCAACGGCGGTAGTGAGCATCGCAGAGTTGTGCTGGCGTGCAGACCACAATGCGCCGATCGCAGCCGTCAACAGAACAGGTTCGGGTAGCCTGCATGGCTAGCCCCTTCCTCGCCTAGATCGAGTGAGCGGGTTAGAGGCCACTTGGGGTTCGCGCCCCGGGCGGCCTCGCCTATTCTTCCATGAACTAAGGGACGATCACCTCGTCGGACGACCCGACTAGCTCCAGCAATAAGCTCCAGCTGCTGTGCGCCGCAATCACGTCGGTCCATGAGCCGAACGTATTGATGACCGTCTGCCAACTCGACGTGGCACCAACCACATCCGGGCCGGGCGCGGCCACTTCGACCACGGGGATGCTGGTGAACCGCATCGGGTCCGGCGGTATCGGATACTCAACCGCCGTGCGACCGGCGTAGAGGAACACGCCGCCGGTGGGGATGACAGACCCGGGTGGCACGTGCAGGAACAGGATGTCGCCGCCGGCTAGCAGCAGGTCCAGGTCGGTGCCGGCGTCGTCGGTGTTGGTGCGCACCTTGAGCGTGTACTGCTTGGACCCGCGTACGTCGGTGACCGCGACCGGAAGGGACCGGCCCACCACGGGGAATGCGCCACCGCGTTCTGGCCGTTCGAAGCGGAACGTGTCACCCAGCGGCGTCGAGATGGTCAGGTTCAGGAACGGCCGGGCCACCGACTTGAGCCATATCGCAGTGAGGGTGGGTGTGATGTCCGCGATCTCGGACTGCCCGAACGGCACCAATGTGCGCAGCCGGTAGTAGTTGACCACGTTGGGGGCGAACTCGTAGTCGCTCAGGCTGAACGTGCCACCGGCGACGGAGATTGTGTCGCCGCCGCGGACCGTGGTCCAGTTGATCTGGTTGGTGGACCGTTCGACCGTGGCGAGGGTGAACACGTCCATGCCGGTGGCCGTGATGCGCACCCGCGACAGCACCGGGTCGTAGACGAGGGTGAGAGCAATATCGGCGTTGAGCGGCGACGACGACCGGCCCCACAGGTCACCCTCAACCAACTCGGTAAGGACGAGGATCCGGCTGAGTGCGCCGATGGCGGCGGTGGAGGCCGCGGCGCCGCCCGGAACCCAGGCGGCGACGTCATCGTCCACCAGGACGGGCATCAGGCCTTCTCGAAGTCCATACTGGCCCGCACGTTGACCGCGTTCGTGGGGGCGGTGCAGCGGATGACGAACCCCTCAGCGAATGCCGAGTCCGGTGTCCGGTCGCGGGGGAAGTTCGCCACCACAAGCCCGCCGATGGGGGTGAGCAGAAACTCCCTGAACACGGTGAGCACTGTCGGCTCGGCCGTCCACGTCTTCCCGGCGGTCATGCCCGATGCCACGGCCCGGCCGTAGTTGGTGCGGATCGTGGTGGTGGTCGAGTTGGTGCCCGGCGAGTTGGTGGCCCACGTCGCGTAGCAGAGTTCGACGAGAACGGCCTTGTCGCTGGCGGTCACGCCGTCGAAGCCGATGGCGTAGCCGATCCAGTCCATCCCGAACGCGGCGTTGGCCTTGACGCCGATGATGGTCTTGACCGTCGCCCCGACTAGCGCCACCGCGCCCTCTGTCGTGCAGCTGTAACCGGTCTTCATGGATATCCCCTCTTGGTTTGCTACACGCCGGCCAGCACGCGGCGGCGGGTGTCCCGGTCTCGCTCGGTGACAACTTTGACCATGCGTGGCTCGATGGCCTGCCCGTCGAGGAGCACGGTGACGGTGAAGTTCTCGGCTGACATCGGCGTCAGGTTCGCGGGATGTACCATGCCGCTGGCCGGGAAGGTGACCGTCTCGAACCCACGCTCGTTGATCATGTACGGGATGCCGGGAAGCACCGCCCCGCCGGAGGCTCGGCGTCCCTCCCGCCCACCCACGCCGGCGGTGGCGGGGCTGAGCGGAATGGGCGGTACGTACGACGAGGCCCGCTCGCCCTGACGGAAGGTGGCGGTGAGCGTGATCGTCCGGTCATACAGACGGTTCAGCTCACGATCGGTCTCCTGGATCGCCGCCAGCGCCTGGGCGTTCTGGGCCTGGATCATGGTGATCTTCTCAGCCGGGATCAGATCGAGCGAGCCGACGTAGTGGTCGACTGCGGCCTTGTTGAACCCCATCTGCAATAGCAGGTTGCGCAGTTGCCGCTCAAGTGCGTCGGTGTCCCCGCCCGCTTCGGCGGTCTTGATAATCATGTCGCCGTACATGTCGGTCAGGTCCCGCACCATGTCGGCGTTGTCGCGACCGGCCTGGGTGTTGCGGTCCAGCGACCCGGCGCCCTTGTCGCCCTCTTCCTTCTGCTCCTTGATCTGCTCAGTCAGCCTCGCAACTGTGTCGGCGGCCCGGTCTTGCAGTTCCTCCATGCTGAAGTAGGCGGGGATGAGTTCCGCGGCCGTCTTGATCAGATCGTCCAGCGCGTCGTTCATACTCTTGAGTCTTTGGGCGGCGATGTCGGCGCCCTCGCCGACCTCCTCGAGCGAACCGACGAACGGGTCGATCGTCTCAGGCGCTCCGCCCGTCGTGATCATGATGTCCCTGAGCATGGTGCCCAGGAATGGCACGTTGCGGAACATGCTCTCCGTGACCTGGACCATGCCCATGAACGCGTCGGAGAGCATGTGGATATACGCGCCGGTGAGAATGATCGTGCCGTTGATGAGTTTGAACATGGCATCGAGGCCCATCACGGCACCCTCGGATGCGGTGATCTCATCCATGAACGTTCCGAGCGCTTCGCCCAGGTCGCCCATGCCCTCGGCCGCTACCGCCGCGAATGGGCCCATGCGGTCGAACGCTTTGTTCAGGCCCGGCATGATGTTCTTGCCCAGGTCGCCCAGACCTCCGGCGATGGTGTTGACGTGCGGGGCCATCTTCGCGAACGCCTCGGGCAGGTGCATGTCCTTGAACGCCTGGTCGATGATTGTCATCGCCTGCAGCGCCGGCCTGACGAACGCATCGGCGCCGCGGAAGAACTCTGCCGATATTGAATCGCCCAGCGTCTTCGCTGCCGCGATCACGTTGGCGTCCTTCGCCGCCATCAACAGACCACCGGCCACACCGGCGGTGCCGATGAGACCCGCGCCCAGTCCGGCCGCACCCGCGCCGAGGACCGGGCTGATCGGCCCGGGACCGACAACGGCTGCGACGCCGCCGCCGATCATGTTCATTCGTGTCGGGACCTTCGACAGCATGTCGCTGACGTTGGCGAAGCCGCCTTCGTTGGGGTCCGGCGTCAGCTGCCTGCGAAGCCTCTCCAGCCGGTTCAGAAGCGAACGCTGCTTATCAAGGGCAACGCCGTCCATGGTGTCGCCGGTGCGGGCGAACTCCAGCCCCAGTCCATGCACCGCACGACGGGTCGCCATGATCCGGGCATCCAGCACGGACAGACTGGCGGCGGCGCCCAGTGCTTCGTCGCCGAGGTCGTCGACTTGCCGCTTCGCCACGGCGGTGGCCGCCGTGAGCTGGGTCATGTCCCGCGAGACTTCGTCGGTCTCGTCGCCGAGCTTCTCCATCTCGGCCGACACCCGGCGGGTGACGGCAGCGGTCTGGGCGGCGTCCTTGTTGTATCCGGCGGTGAGCAGTTCCAAAAATACGGAGACCCGGCGGGTAGCCATCGCGGCCTCCCGTCAGGTCCGTCGAGTCGAGATCACCACGCCGCGTTTCTTGGACTTCGCCACGTCCTCAGACACCGCCTGCGCGATGCGGGACGGCTGGCACACGTCCCGCACGACCGTCCACGACCCGGCGGTGGAAGGGTCCCGGCACACCGACATCGGATGCCCGCACGACGGGCAGATGTCCTTGCGCTCGGCCAGCAGAGCCAGGACAAGACCCCGGTCCGTGTCGGTCCACTCCGGTTCGGTGACGCTGCGCACCATGACGCCCTGCTCGTATTCGTAGGTCGTCTCGACCGGTGCACCCCGGAAACGGCTGTAACTGGTGCCGGCTTCGAGCGCCGCCTCTACGTCTGCTCGGAGGTCCCGGTCAGCTCGGAGGCGGCGTCGGAGTTTGGGACGTCGACCTCGCCCATGTTCAGGTTGAGACTGCTGGAGACCAGCCGGTTCCATGCCTGGGCGTGCAGGACGTCCGCCAGCTCGCCGACCTGCTCGACGCTCATCACCGGATCCACACAGGATCGGGAAACAAGGTCGGCGTAGAACGGGAAGATCCGCTCACCCCAGTCGTCGTCGGATTCCTTCTCTTCGCGGGTGGGCATGCTGGCCCAGAATTTCGACCAAGCGCGGCCGCCCATGGCCCGCAGCCGGAAGTCCACCGTGGACTCCCGCATCCGCTCCTGAGTCTCGACGATCTGCTCAGCGATGACCCGCTTGCCCGGGTCGCCGAGACTTGTCGGTGGCGGCGCCTCGGCGAGTTGCAACTCCAGTTGCGCGATCTCCTCGACCAGTTCACCGGCCAAGCACAGCGGGACGGTGCGGGTCGGCAGCGTGGCGAGCTTCTTGATGTCGTCGAAATTCCTTGGCGCCGCAGTGGCGGGCTTCGCGCGGGCGGCCACTAAGCCACCACACTTCGCGTGTTCGGATCGAGGTAGATGGTCAGGTCGACGGTGAAGTCCCATGCCGTGTCCGGGGCGGGCTTGACCGGCGCGTCGGCGCCGGACTCAACCGGATACACCCCGACAGTGCCGGTGGACCCACCAGTGCCCTGGCCGATCGTCCACGCGGTGGCCTTGTCGATGCCCGTCCGCACACCGAAGAACCCCACCGCCCGGTACACCAGCAAAGTCCACGGCGTGTCCGTCGGAGAATTGTGGTGCAGCGTCAGGGCGATCGACGGCTTGCGCCGGCCCACCCGCTCGAGGTCAAACGTGGACCCGACGTTGCCGACGTTGACCTTGCCGGTGGTCATGCCGATGTCCAGACCGTCCGGCGTGATGAAGTCGGTCAGGTCGGTGCCGGCGTTGAGCTCGGCCACCGTCGGCAGTGCGATGTTCGCGCACGCGGTCATCCACACACACCGGACCCGGCCGTCCATGATGACGACAGACACTGGTTACTCCTTCGTCTTCTTGGCCGGCTTGGCTGCCGGTTCGGCGTCGAGATCCTCGTAGACCTCGGCGTAGTCGGGCAGGTGCAGTGCGGCGGGTTCAGGCACCCACGCAGAGACGCGGTACCAGCCGTGCGTGCGTTGAAGTTCGAGAGCGCCCTCGGGAAGGATGCCCACGGCGGCGACGTCCGGATGCCGGACCACGGCGAACACGGCTACACCCGCCACACTTCGCACGTCACGGATGTGATGAACGAGTGCGCCACGGTCGCCACGTCGCTGGCGTTGATCATCGATGTTGGAATGAAGATGACCTTCGTGGTGGCGTTGGTCACCGAAACCGTAGGGTTCGTCGCGACGCTGCCGGCGATGGTGAGGTTCGGGTCGGTGATGGTCACCGTGTCGGGTGAGCCGCCACCGTTGATGACCCGCACGTGTACGCCGAGCGCTCCGAACTGGCTCCGCGCGATGGTGTCCGAGGCCGCGACCGCGACCGGGGCCGGTGACGTGCCTGCAATGGCTGCAGACGTGGATGTGAGCGCGGCCATGCCGCAGCCTCCTTAGTGGATGGACGGAACAGCCGGAAACTCAGCCGGTGCTGGTGAACGAGTACAAAGAGATCGCATCCATGACGAGCCGGCCGGTGGTTTCGTCGCGTTGCGGCGGGAGCGTCTCGTCCTGTTTGATCGGCCCGCAGTCCCGGCCGGCGATCACCGGCCGGACGTTGAGCAGCGTCGAACGAACCAGCATCCCGACCGCCCGAGCCGCGGCCGCGGTGAGCCCGACGCAGTGACAGTTGTAGGTGGTAGTGACCGTGACCTGGCTGGCGTTGAGTGCGGTGCCGATTCCGTCACGCGTCCAGTCGACCGAGACGTACAGGACGACGTATGGCGGATCCGGTGTTGGGTCGGGAACCTTGCCGTCGAAGACCCGACCGGCGAGCGCGCCGTTGGCGTTGAGCAGCGTCAACCCGACCTGGGCGTGGAGCTCATCGAGGAGGTCGCTCACATGCCCTCCAGCAGCTCCACGGCCGCGTCGCCCACAGCGTTGGCGAACCTGGGATCTTCCGCGATCAGCGCCGGCAGACCGCCCGGGTGCGGCGCGTTGTTTACGCTCCCCATCTCGGCGAAGAAGGCCAGCGACGCCTGCGGATTGCGCCGGCTCACGCCGATCTCGGCCTCGAAGTGGGTGCCCCTGTCGGGTACCCGGTCGTAGCCGATGCCGCGCACCACGTGCGGCAAGTTCTCCGGGCCGCCGCCGATGCGGGGCGACCAGCGCCGCTTCCAATCCAGCTTCACATTCGTTGCCCCGCGGCCGACCACGGCGGCGAACTTCTTCGGCCCCTTTTCCGGTATTGCCTCGAGGTCTCGAATCAACTCATCGAGGCCAGTGATCTTTACGCCCATGGCTACGAGAGGATCTCTTGTAGCGGCAGGCGGCGGGCGGTCTTCTCGCTTGCGTGGTTCTCGCCGGAGACCGGGAACGACTTACCCACCAGTTCGACGTCGTTGCGACACGTCACGCACGTGACGATGTCGTCGACCTTGATGCCCTCGCTGCCCACGACCGGGAGTTGCAGTTCCAGGGCTGAGATACGCAGTTGGGCCTGGCCCACAGTTGTGGGGCCTGCCCATGGCGCCTTCGCCTGCTGGAATCTGCAAGGACCGGCGTAGATCGTGGTCAGCGGGAAGACGTCCTCTCCGGTGAGCGGGTTGGTGGTCGGCGTACCACGGCGCTGGATGGTGCACGCGTCGAAGAACCCGACACTGGCGGCGGCGCGACCGGCGGCCAAGACTGTCTCGCGGGTCATCTACTCCTCCGCCCGCATCAGTTGGTGCTCGATCCGAAGTTGGGCGGCGCGGACGATGCCGACGATGCGGTACCAAGGCATGTCGCCGCCGGCCAGGATCCACCCGACCGCCGAGAATCCGTCCCCGTCTGCGTCGAAGCCTTGGGCTGCCGTCAGGACCACATAATCGGTGATGACCATGGGCTCGCCGTCGGGTCCTCGGCCCCAGCCCTCGAAGTCATTGACCTCGCGAATTGCCGCCTCAAGGTTCTCGTAAGCGACCTTCTTGGCGGTGTCGTCGGCCACTGCGACCTCCCTGGCAGTCCGCTACGGTCGGGCGGTTGATGTGGTGACCGGCCGCAGGATCACGTCAGCGTTGAGTTGGGGTGTAACCCCGGAATCGGGGCGCAGGGTGACAGGAGTAGCGCCGATCCCGCCAGATGCCGTCGCAGTGAAACTGAACGCGACCGATGCGATACCGAAGCGCTCCGGGAAACCAACGGCAGTCGCAGCGAACGTAAAGTCGGTGAGGGCGGCCCCCATGACCGGACCGGCAGCGGCACCGGACGCGCTGGCGGTGAAGACCAGCGCGGCGAGCACCTGGCCGCCCGTTCCGCGTACGCCGGCCGCTGTCGCGGCGAACGTTTCCGCCGCAACCGCTTGGCCCTGCACCCCGGGTACACCGTTAGCGGTGGCGCCCAGCGTGTAGGCGCCGAGGCCTTGGCCGTTGTGGCCCGGTACCCCCAGGGCGGCGCCGGTGTAGGTATAGGCACCGAGAGCGGCCCCGTTGTGGCCGACGGTGCCGACCACGGTGGAGCCGAAGGTGTAGGCACCGAGGGCGGTGCCGTTGACTGGGGGTGCTCCGGCTACCCCGGATGCGGTGCCGTCGAAGACGATAGTTGCGGCCGCGGCGCCGACGACGCCGGGGACACCAAGGGCGGGGGATCCGAAGGTGTAGGAGCCGGCCGCTTGCCCGACCACACCGGGGACGCCGGCTGCGGTGGAGCCAAACCCGATGGCGGCTGCGGCCTGACCGACGACGCCGGGTGTGCCTAGTGCGGTGCCGGTGAAGGTGAAGGCGGCGAGGGCGGTGCCGGTGACCGCACCACCGCCCGCGACGGCTGCTAGCGGTAGCGGCGCATATCTGACGTTGCTGCTGCCGCGCGCCACGTCACGCCGGTTCTTCCCAGATGATCCACGGCAGGGAGTTGACTGTCACAGCGAACGTTGTTCGGATTCGCAGGAACCGGGAGGCTTTGACCCGGACGTGCCGGCCTGGTGTGAACCAGATGCTGTAGCCGGTCTGCGGGTGCACCAGTTGTGAGTCGAGGTCCCGAGTGGTGGCGCCGATGGTGCCCTCACCGGATGCGTTGTAGCCGGTCGCCGACGCGCCGCCGACGCACAACGAGGCAACCTGGTCGTCGGATTCCCACTCGATTGGGGTGACTGTGGTTACCGACGCTGCGACGTCGGTGTCCATCAGGGTGCAGATTCCGGCCGCCTCAGTGGCCACGATGCCGGCAAAGGAAACACCCCAGGCGAACACTCGGATGTCGGTGGTTGATGGTGTGGCCACCTGGAGCACCGTCTTGACGGCTGTACCGGTAGCGACCACGACGGGAATGTTCGACGCCCGCGGTATCGCCAAATAGAGAGATCCCATGTGTCATCTTCCGTAGGACGTTCCGCCGGGTGATATCGAGCTGACTCTGTATTTGCGGCTCTGGTTAGGTCGCCCGGCCGCCGCCGGGGGGGCCGGCTCGAGCGCTAGGGTCATCATCGCTTTGAACGCCACCCCGGTCAGTGTGGCGGTTGACTGTCCGGTGGCCCCTGCGGACGCTTTGATCGCGCTGATGAGGGCGATCGCACCGTCGGCGCCGAGGGCGGTTACCGCGTCGATCCGTTCTGTGATCGACGTGTAGGCGCCGTTGGTGAGCGCGCCGGTGGCGAAGTCGTCAGACCAGCCCCCGATTTCCAGGATGAGGCAGTCGGCGATGGTGGTGGTTGCCCCGGGCCACAGGGCGCTGTTGTCGGCGGTGGCGTCTACGGCCACCCCGACAACGTTCCACGGGTTGCCGGTGGTTTTGCAGCCGCGGATGGCGATGTAGGCACCCAGGTTGTGGTCGCCGGAGTCGCCCCAGGCGTGGGCGGTCAACCCAGCCGTCCAGCGCCGCCAGATGACGGTTAGCCGGGTGTTGGTGTCCTGCACGACTGGGCTTACCGAGTCGATGTGGGCGAACCCGTTTGACGCGGCGGTGGGGAAGTCGGCCACGGACTCGCCGATGCCGATGATGACGTCGCCGTCGGCGAAGCTGACCACCGGCAGGGCGGGGGTTATCGACGAGGCCGACGCGGAGGCGACACCAACCGGCGTCAGGACGGTTGGCGCCGCCATGGGCTACACCTCTGCCGGCGGGTACAGCGCGATGTAGTTGGCAGTCGGGGCGTCTGGGGCGTCGATTGTTTCGGTGTGTGAGGTGCCGCCGGTGACCGGGACGGTGGTTGGGGCACCCGACTCCTCGTAGTACAGGGTGGTGTCGGCGCCGGCTGGGGCGTCGACTGACACCGCGACGATGCCGCCGCTGACCGCGTCGGTGGCTTGGGATGCCAGGGACCCGAACAGCGGCTGGGTGACGGCGGGTTGGATCGCCAACTCCATGAACGCGCTGAGCACGCCTACGTCTGGGGTGGCGTCGCCCGAGAACCCGATTCGGACTTCCATTGCGTCTAGCCGGGCCTGGGTGAGTAGGTAGTGCGCCGCGGATGATCCGAGGGTGGGGCGCATCATGCGGACGAGCCAGTACGCCACGGTGGTGGACGCGTCAACCCCGTGGTCAACTCCGCCGGATGCCCAGTTGTATTCGGTGGTGCCGTCGAACACCCGGATGCCCGGGCCGAATGCGGTTGTGCCCGACGCCGCCCACATCAGGAAGTACCAGCGGACCGCCCGCAGCCCATCGTCTGGGGCGCCCGCGCGGGTGTCCATCGGGAACTTCATGTATTCGGTGGTGGCGACGGCGGTCTGGACAACTCCGTCAGACGACGCCCCGATGGTGGGGGGAACGTCGTCGATGGCGTTGCGGGCGTTGGTGGCGTTCCACGCGCCGATGGTGCCGTTGGCGGTCATGACGCCGAAGTTGCCGGTGGTGCCCACCACGGTCGCGGTGCCGGCCGGGTCGACCTTGAGCAGGTGGATCTGGATGTCGCCGATGGGGTAGTTGTTGGCGACCTTGGACAGCATCACGTCGTCGTAGCGGACGGTGGCCGTCTTTGACGTGGTCCAGCCGAGCCGGAACGTGGAAATGGTCGCAACCGACGTGCCGGCGCCCACGGCCTGGGTTTGGACGACTGGGGCGGTTGGGGCGCCCACGGTGGCGTCGTAGGTGACCTGCCAGTCGCAGGTGTGGTTGGCGACGGTGGCGAGATACCGGAAGTCGATGCCGATCCATTTGTTCGCGACCACAACCGCGTCGGACGCGATTTCGCTGCCGGTACCGATTTTGACGCCGATTTTTTGGGTGGCCGACCGGTACCAGATGGTCATGCCGTTGGCCAACGACCCGGCTTCAACCGAGGCGAGCTCAACGTCTGCGCCGGGTAGTGAGGTTGGGAAGTAGACGTGGATCCGGCCGACCAACGGCCCCTGCCACGACGACGGGCCGCCACTTGCTGGTGTGAATGGGCCGTACAGCGACAGGACACCAGGGTTGGTCCAGGTCAGGCATTCGGCTGCTGCGGCCGCTGCCAGCTCAAGGGCGTAGGTGCCGGTTCGGGGTGTGGAGGTGGTGACCGCCGGTGTGCCTACGGTGCCGTCGAACACCGGCCCGGTGTTGCCGACAGCGATAGAGGTGGTGGTGAGGGTGGTGGTGGTGCCGAACTCGAACCCGGTCAGCACGTCGGCGGTGACCGCGAATTGGGCGTCCTGAGCGGTGAACATGACCACGGTGGCACGGGTGTGACACGACGCGTCCAGCGTCGCGGTGCATTCATGGGTACCGGGCGCCTGCGACGTTTTCGCCGACACCGACATGCCTACGCCGTTGGCCCCGTCGGTGCGGCCCTCCTGCAACAGTTCCGTCCAGCCGTTTGTGTGCGCCGACCAGGTCGGGACGGTGGACGTTTGGGCCCGGGCGGGGTGCACCGCGAACCCGAGCAGGTCATACGACGACGCGGCCGTGGTTGTGCCGGTCGACCGGCTGGTGGTCGGCACAGCGTCGTCGAACGGGTTGGTGCTGGACGCTAAATGCACCGGCGCGGCCTGGTCCAGGCCGACGAGCTCGAACACGGACCAGCAGCATTGGTCGCCGGCACCGGTGACGAAGTCCAACGTCCACGACGTTTCCCCGCCGGTCGTGTTCTTCCAGAACACGTACGGGGTGGTGCGTTGGAACGGTGACGCGATCTCATCCGACGCCCACGCAAAACCGGTGGGCGGGCCTAGGCCGGTGGCCGCCGAACCGTCGGATGCGCTCATGGCGCAGATCACCACGGTCGACCCGGCTGTGGTCGCCGCGAGCAGCGTGACCGTGCCGCTGGTGCCGTCGAAGTCGCCTGAGTTTTGCTGCAGGATGCTGTCCAACGTGAGCGGCATTTTTAGATAACTCCAACCAGGTCCGGGGGCGTTGCGGGGGTTTTACGCGGCGACGCTCAATGTCAGGTCCAGGTCGCCGATGGGGATGGTGAAGGTGTCCCCGACGATAACCGCGTTAGCGGTCATCGTCCCCGAGCAGAGGAACGTGCCGGCGGAGCTTGCCGTGAAGGCCGCCCAGTGGGTGTAGTCCTCGGACGTGTCCACTTCACCGGTGGTCCAGGTCACTGCGGTGTCGTTGGCGATCGTCCCACCGGATGCGGCTCCGAAGGACACCTGTTTGCGGGTGGCGTTACCGGCTATGGCGGTCGTACCGGCCGCGCCGGGATCGGCGGTGTGCAACTCGATCCAGAACGCCGTGGGCGCGGTGTAGTTGGTCGCGTTGCCGATCGCGTCGAGGATCTTCGCAGCCTCGCCGGAGGCCAAGCCGAGAGCCATCGGTTCTCCTTCAGTCGGTCAGCGGGTCGAGGGCGGGAGACACAACCCAGTGCCAGTCGGGCGCCGGGAAGCTAAACCTCGGCGAACCGGCCCCGCCGTACGCGGACGCGGCGGCCTTGAGAATGTCCGCCCGCCGCGCAGCGTCATCGCCCCTCGCATAATCGTCGATGGATTCCGATGCGACGCCGGTCGGGTTGCGGAACGCGATCCCGGCCAGCTCGATCGCCCACGCCCAGATGTCGTCCGGGACCGGGTCCGGCGGCCACGGCGTCAGTTGGGTGGCGTTCTTGAGCCACCCTGACGCGTAGCGCCGGACCCGGGTCGCGGTTTCTGTATCGACGCTCGGGACCTGCAGCCACGACGGCAGATCGACTAAATCAAAAAGATCCGCCATGTCAGGCCACTTGTCCTAGGCCTTGGCTGCCTTGGCCGCGGCCTTGTCGGCTGCCGCCTGCTCCGCTTCGGCCTTCTTCGCCGCAGCCTCGGCCGCTTCCATCTGCTGCTTGGCAGCTTCGGCCGCGGCCTTCTCCTCTTCGGTCTCGGCCTTGTCGACCGCCTTGGCTTCGCCGGAGTCAAGCCATTCGGCGTACTCCCGCCGGACGAGGCTGGCCACGTTCTCCGGGTCGGCCTCGACCGGCAGAACAGCGTCCCGGTAGAAGCCGGCCACAGTCCACTTGCCGGTAGCCGGGTCGAGTAGTTTCACAGTTGCGTATGCCACGGTCACCCGGGCTCGGCGCGTGCTCATGTGTGCATAACCACCTTTACGACGTTGCCGGCAGCGGTGGTTAGCGCGGTGCCGACGATCTTCTCGAACGTGTTGGCGCCGATGGTCGTAACCACCCCGGCCGCACCGGCGACCACCTTTGCGCCAGCGGTGATGGCACCGCTGGACGTGATGCTCAATACCGGGCCGAACATGAGCGCCCTGACCGGCGCGGCACTGGCTGCACCGGCGAGCGCGTAGCCGACCACCGCAACGGATGCGGCGCCGGCTGGACCGAGAGTGCCATCACCACTGACCTCGAGCAGTTGGCCGTCGGTGATGGTGGCCGAAGCGGTCGAGCCGCCGTAGATGTGCTCGAAGCCTTCGTGCTGATGGTTGGCGTTACGAAGAATCGACGCCGAGATGACGGGCATGTCAGCTCACCACACCGGTGATCTCGTAGCCCGCGCCGACTTCCTGCACGTACGGGACCGTCAGGCGACGGGCCTGCAGATCCCAGGCGTCCTGGCCCTCCTTACGGATCGGCTTGACCTCAACGCCCGCGAAGCCACCCATCTGGGCGTATCCGGGTGCGCTGCCCGTCTCGTCGGCCATGCCGCCGAGTTGGGTGGAGTCCAGGATCCACGCCCTAGTGGCGACCGGCAGGTTAGGCGTCTTGACGACCGTCAAGTTCGCCACCGTCTCAATCATGCCGGTGTAGATCGGGTTGTCTGACGTCTCCCGCTTGCGCAACTGGGCGATGGCGTCGTTGAGCATCAGGTACGTGTACCCCTTCGGCGACACGACCAGCGTGTCCGCCTTGAAGCCCTGGTTGAGATCCTCCATGAACTGAATCCCGAGAAGGATGTCATCCAACGGTTTGCGGTTGGCGGGGGTCGCGTTATCCCACGACCCGGCCGTGGCCACCTCTGCGGTGATCGCCGTGCCGATGGCGGCCATGGCGACCGTGTCCACCTGCTTGATGACCGTGGTGGCAACCTTGGTCAGTGCCCGGTCGACGGCCGACATCGGGTAGGACTTGCGGGTGATCTCCTCATCGGTCAAAAGAGCTTTTTGGCCCCATTTCTGAATTGCCGCGATACCGGCGGTGCCGGTACCCAGGTTGGCGTACGGGTATTCAGACCCGGCCGACACGGCCTCGACGGTCCGGTCGGAGATGAACGGCTCGGTCATGTCATACAAAACCGCGCCGCCCGAGGCCCGCGAACGGTCCTTGAGCAGCTGGTCGGCCACGAAGCGCAGATCCGTCCAGTCCCTGAGTCGCCGCTGGATACGGGTCGGGTCCGAGAGGAACCGACTGATGGTGAGCAGGTCGCCCGAAAGGGTCGGGGCGGCTGCCGGGAATGCGTAAGGCATCTACCTATCTCCTTTCGGGGTTTACCGGCGGCCCTGGACGCGCAGCTTGAGCGGGGAGCCCGCAGCTGTCGTCACGGCCGTGCCGATGAGGCTGCCAAGGGCCGCCGCCGTACCGACGGTGGCAGTTTTTACCTGGCCGGATGCGTCAGTGACAACACCGGCAAGAACGGTGATGGCACCTGACGCGACGAGTTCGTGGATGCAGCCATCCAGCGGCCACACGGTGAGCTTCGCGCCGGACGCGGCGTCGTGGGCGGCCACGCCGGCCACGACAAGAGAGTCAGCGCCGGAGACGGTCACCGTGCTCGCAGCGGACCAGACGACGACGTTGCCCCCGGCGACAACGCCGCCAGTGGTGACCGTGAACGGCTCAGCGCCGCCGGTGTAGACGGGCGTGTAATCAGCCACGGTTGGCCGCCCGTCGGGTCGGGTCGCTTAGGCGGGCAATCTCCCGGTCGAGTTCGTCCTCTTCCACTTCGCCGTCGCCGGCGTAACCCGACGCCGCGACCGGGATCATGTTGCGCTGCATGCTGGAGATCGCTTCGCGGGCGCCCTCCGGGTCCAACTTCCAGTTGTGCGTCCAGTAGTCCTTACGGGCTGGGGCGAACTTGCCGTCCTTAATGGCCTGGATGATGATCTGATCCGCCTCGTCGTCACGCCGACGCTGCGCATCGGCCTCAAGACGCTTGATGCGCTCCTGGTTCTCTTCCCAGGCCGACGCCTCAACCCTGATCATGCTGTCGGCGAACTTCTCGGGCCTGCGCGCAGACGCCGCTACGGGCACGGCTTCGGGTGCCGTCTCGGGCGTCTCGGCCTTCGGGACGAAGCCGGCCTTCGCAAGAGCGGCCATCACCTCGTCATCTGTGAGGTCGTCGAGACCGACAGCCTCTCGGAACTTTGCCGGATCCATGCCGGTCTCCGTTTCTGTGGGTGGGACAACCGCCTCGTCGGCGGGGTCTGGGGTGGGCGTAGGCCCGGGGATGAACGCCTCGACCGGATCGGGCTCGATGGTCAGAACGGGTTCGATCACTCCGCCCTGCGCCCGAGCGGGAACCTGCGGCGGAGTGGCCGGGTCGTCCTCGGGCGCAGAGGCAAACAGCGGGGTCGCCGACGACGCGGCCAAAGCGTTCTGCAGATCGGCCAGGGACTTGATGTTGCGTACGGCGGGCGGCACCGCACCCAGGAACGCCAGCGCCGACAAGGTCAGCGAGTATTCGCGGCCGTCGTGCTCGACGTTCTGCCAGCCCTGCACGCTGCGGTTCGGCCAGCGCGACGGAGCCGACGCAGCCAGCCAGCCGGGCATGCCGACGATGTCTCCGAGCAGGACCGGGCCGCGGTCGTCCTCGAGGTAGCGGATGTTCGTCACCGACCCGAACGTCGGCTCGCCGTCGTTGAAGCGACTGTCCTTGTGGCCGAGTCTGATCGGCACCGCCTGGCCGCCGGACGCGGTGTAGAAGTCGGCCGCGTCGCGCAGCATCTCGGCGGTGAAGTTGCCGTCGCCAACCGTCACCGACCACGCACCGGGGCGGGCGAGCTCCACGCCGAGCATCTGGGCTGGGGCTGTCAGGGCGCGCGTCATCAGCCCACCTACCTCTCGGGTACGTGGGCTGGCGCCCTAGATTGACGAAGTTAGAAGAGTCGGCCGGGAAGTGGTGGCTTACCCGTAACGGCCAGCGCGACGTGGTAAGACCAGTCCTCCTGGCGGGTCCGCGCATTCTTCGAGAAGTTGCAGAACAGATGAGCCAGCGCCACGTTCGTCCAGACGTGCCCGGGGCAACCGGGCTCGTTGAACGGAATGATGTGGTCGAGGCTCGCCATCATGGGAGCGCGACCGGCGAGGGTCTTGTCGACGGGAAGCCTGCACAGATGACAAACCCAGCCGTCGCGCTCGAAGACCGCCCAGCGGGAGAATTGTTCAGCGGGTAGCGACTCCATGCGGGCTCGTCGGACGACTTGATTCGCCATCGCGGTGCAACTGTTGGTGCAATGGCGCTTGTTGTAGCGCGCCTCATTCGGGATCGGCTTGCCGCAGTACTCGCAGGCCCGGTTGGCGAAGTACTCGGCGCTGCCCGGAAACATGCGCTCACGCCGTTCGCACCGCTCACCGCAGTACCGACGTCCAGCCTTAACATCCACCAGCGCGGCCCCACAATGAGCGCAGGCCACGTGTCGAATATAGGGGGCGACGACGCCCCTCCGGCGACGCTTGGTCGCCGCCGACGCGCACAGCGGCGAGCAGTGCAACTGGTGGCGGTTACGGTCAGGCGGAAGCGGCACGCTGCAGACTTGGCAGTCCGCGGCGCCATACGGGACGCCCGGGTGCTTCCGGTTCCACATGTAGCACCGGTTGCAACAAGTGACCTGCTTCTGTGGGTACCGCGGCGTGAATTGCCCATGGCAAACCACGCACACCTTAGGCTGGTGCACGTTCGACTCCTACTAGTCGGACCATGCCCCGGGGCGGTTGCATCCGTCGCCGGGGTCCTTACTTCTTCTAGCCAGGACCGAGCGGGTTCGACCCCTTACGCTCGCCGGACCAGATGCCGAAGACCTCCCAAAACCACTTACTGGCGAAGATCTTCGCTTTATGCACTCCGACATGCTCTGTCAGCAGCGCTACGAGCGTGGTCCAGGGCGTTGGCGAGCCTCGCCAACGCATCAACCCAGGACCCTTTGTCCAGTAGTGGTGCAGTTCGTCGTTTCCGGGTGTGACGTCGTGCCCGGCGGCGGCGCGAACGCGGCTAGCCTTCTTCACCATCGCCGCAGTCGGTGCCAGTTCGTCGATCTGCTCCGGTGTGAAGCCCAACGACCGCAGCCGTGCCCGCTTCTGGCGGATGGTGAGACCGGAAAGGTCCGGTACAACCCCGTGATACGCAGCGGTGCCGTAAGACGGAGTAGTGTCCACGACCCACTTCGCGACGTCCATATGCTCGGCGAGGCTGTTCCCGGTCATCTTGCCCGGCGCCACCTTCTTGGCGGCGGCGGGTGTGCCGGTGGCCTTGCGGGGGGCGGCGGGCCGTGGTCGGGGTGAGGGGTCCTCGGCCGGTGGCGGAAGCTCGTGCGTTGCGGCTTTCGGGCTAGGCTCACGGACGATCAAGGCCGACCGGTTAAACACGAGGACTTCGTCCTCAAGGCTTCCTTCGATGCGCATTGCGTCGAAGCCGCGAGATGCCACATACCGACCCAGATCGGAGAACACGCGGTGTTCATCACTGTCGGGATCGAGGCCGGCGAGGAAGGTCTTGTGCTCCTCTTTCAATTCGCGCCAGTCCGCGACTCGCGCATCGGGGGGGAGCGCCATCCGAATCGGATTCGGCCCGTATCGGCGGGCGGTGTGCAACTGCCGGGACGTGTAGATACCACTGCCCCACACCCCAGTAGGCAGGTAGGTGTCACCAGCCCGCAGCCGGTCGGCGAAATCGTCTTCGTTTCCTCCCGCGCTGCCCAGCGCGAACACGCCTCGATAGAGCGGCAGGTGGCCATCGGCCACCAAGCGGTCAAACTCGGCAACGCTGACTACGCGCGGCGGCCGGTCGAAGCCCTGCCGCTCGGCGATTGCGAACGCGACCTCATCGCCATGAGGGCCTGCGATCTGGCCATATGAGCCCTCGCTCGTGCGGCGACTGGTTGCTGTCGCTAGCGCCGAACTGGCCACCTCGGCGGTAGCACCATCGCCGATGAGATCGGAACCGTTGACTCTAGCCGCTACGCCGGGTGTGCCGGTGGCCTTGCGGGGGGTGGCCTTCTTGGCCGGTGCCCGCTTCGCCGGCGGCTTCCCGCCCCGCTCCTTGCGTGCCCACTGCGCGGCCTCGTCCGGACTGGCCTCCTCGACGACGGCCTTGCTGAGCCGCACCTTCTCGCCGTCACGGTCGTACTCGTAGCCGGGCCGCACCACGTGCACAACCGCAGACGCCTTCGTGCCGGCGATCATCTGATGCCGCGTCCGGTCGAAAGACTCCACCCCGCCGGCCGAGCCAGTCGGGGTCAAGCCGTGGTCCTTCGCAATGTCGGCGCGAACCTTGTCGACCTTGCGGCGATCACCGGTCGCCACCGCGGCGAGTAGCCGGTCCACCACATCGTCGGGTGCCCCGCCCTGACGCGCAGCCTTCAGCCGGCGCTCCACCACGACCCGATCGGCTTCGCTGTCGAGAAGCTCATCCACCTCGGCGAGGGTGTCGGCGACAGTGCGGGCCTTGTCGATCTGAGACTGGCGGTCGGTGGCGTCCTTCTGAAGGCCGCGGTTCTTCTCGGTCCTTGCCCACTGCGCCAGCCGTGGCTCGCCGTTGGCCTCAGCCCATTTCTCCATCTCGGCAAGCGAGTCGAAGCGCTGCACCAGCGCGCCGCGTTTGCCGTTCTCGTCCTCGCGGAACAAGGCCGGGTGGCCGTCCTTGTCGCGGTAGACGGCCACATCCAGGTCGCGGAGGGACTTCGGCAGCGGGCGGGGCGAGGCATCACCGAACGAGATTGCGTGCTTGTCCTGGCCGCCAACGTGAATCGCGGCGTCCCGATCCGCCTGGGTGAGTGCCTTCTGGTTTGACTGCGGCACGACAACCGGATCGCCCGGCCCGTCATAGTCGCCGCGATTCATCCGCGTCAACGCCGCATCAACGTCGCTGCGTGGAAGATCACCCAGCTTGCGGCGAAGATCCGACAGCATCACGTGGTCGGTGCCGACCTCGCGGTACGCCGCCCGGATCCGGTTCTCGACCTCGATCTCGCGGA